CGCGAGCCTGGGCTCGCACAACCAGCTTATTAGTAAGCTGGCACCCATCTACGTTTTAGAGTGACCCCGTAGCGGGTCGGCGATGTCGCCAAGTGCTCATCGTCGAGGCCCCCGACCTCATCAAGCGGAAGCTTGAGAGTTCGCGAGCCGCAAACTCTGAAACACTTAGCCAGGGCTGGATCCCCATCAAGTGGGTCTTCAGTCCTCGGCACAACGGTGACCCAATGGAGGTGTTCCCACCTCTGAAGGTCACGGTTGAACCGCCGGCGTGGCATTACCTCGCTGAAGTAATGCCAGCCGATGGCTGGGCTGTCAACAGGAACCATGGGCAGACGGCCCATGATCCGCTCCACGGCATTCCTTAATGCCATGGCTGCCTCACGGTAACCAGCAGAGTGTAGCTGGTTACTGGTGGCAATCGTCGACAACAAACCGGCGACGTCACTGCGACTTGTGGGAAGGTCACGACGGAGGTAACAAGGTGTTACCAACTCGCTGTCGTAACAATCCCAACCGCAAGACTCTCTGAACTTGCCAGTCCAGAAAGACTTGAGGCGGTTGACCTTGAAGCCTAAAGCTTCTAAGTCATCGCAAGTCGCGGGTGCCTCGTCTGCAGGGACGATCAAGTCGTCCCCGTAGACGTAGACATCCCGTCCGAGCGAACGAACGGTCTGCCTTGTTGGAAAGGTCCCTGCTCTGTAGCACCGAGAGGCGATGATGCTCGTATAGAACACCAACGACTCAACGGGGAAACAGAGTGCGGAGCCCATCGACGCGAACTTCTTGAGGGTGAGTTTATCACCGTTGGGAAGTTGCGCTCGCGTGCTACGCGCCGCCAGAACAAGCTTCAGAAAATCTGGAGCCTTTCTGAACAGACGTGTAACATGCGACAGTCCAACCCGATCGCTGGCCTCTTTCATGTCAAGAGTGGCAGATTTGCCATCTCCAGACGCGACAAGAGATCGTGCTTGATTCACCTCCTGCCGTGTGAAGTTCACACGACCTGAAGTGAGGGGTCGCCTCTCCAGGCGATCCACAAGCACACCGCTGAGAGCTTGCTGTGCATATTGCATGCACACGGGCTCAACAGCGATAACGCGAGGAGTTGAAAGGGTCTTAGGGACGAATACCACCCTAACGGGTGCTTCGTCCACAGGCTCGACGAACGATGGCCACTCGGTAAGCTCGTCGTCCGAAACGACAGAACTCGCCCTTCCGTCCTTGAGGTAGGTAAAACCTGCCTCTTCAAGACGGGTGTGCCACCTGCGGAAGCGCCATTTCTGGTTACCCAGAATGTGCTCCTGCGTCGCGCCAGGACCGTGCTTAGGTACCATCTCGTCTCTAAAAGAGTCGAGAGGTGCCAGTTCCAGGTCGTCGCAGATAATATCTGCGACATAACCAAAGAACCTCCAAAGCGCGGTATCCTGTTCATCGGCGACTTCGTCATCGCATCGCTTGAACTCCTCGATTGCTTGTTCTAGCCGCTCATCTGAGCAGCGACGAACAATCTTCTTTCCGAAAAGGCAAATTTGCCTCACGGATCGAATGCAATCAACCGAAGGTTCAGGCAAAAGGTTCCCTTCCAGATCGAACACATCGTGCAGGAATCCCTGAAGAAATTCAGGAATTCCGGACTTCCGCTTCCCGAAGGAAGCGAAGAGCCCAGGAACGATCCGGCCTTCGTCGAGACATCTTTCGAAGTCTCGGCAATAGCGCGGAAGAGTGATAGTTATAAAACTATCACCCTCGTGTTCGACCCTGTCCCGAAGCGTTTTCGCATCGCGGACAGTAGGGGCACCACTCCTCCTCCCACAGTCATGTAGGAGGTGCTCCAGGAGGTCTACGAGGCTTTTCATGCTACCTCCCTTGAGGCACGATACCTCAAGAAATGGGGGTGAGCATCCAAGGTGTTTTCCCAAACACCCTGGGCCTCACGACACCTGAGCCCTGTTACAGGCTCCGAGACTAGTCAAGTCTCGCCGTTCGCCATCTTCAGGATGTTCGCGGACGTCAGGAACCCAGTCAAGGCGTTAGCCAAGTTCTGGGCGTCGGACGCCGAGAAGCCTGAAGTGGGGAAGTCCAACACGAACGACGCCGTCATGCTAGCCAGAATATTCTGGGTAGGCACGAGGGGATCGGTCGCGAAGGCGTCCCTGCGCAGACGCGCATTGACCCGATTCCGCTTGCCGAACTGATGACCGACGGTGAGGTTGTAAACCACACCCGAGTCATTCAGCTGGTAAACGGATTGCGAGTCATTCCTGCTAATAGCAGGAAGAGACTTGGAAACGGAAGCGTACGTGATGCTTTGGGGGTCGGAAAACACTTCGAATCTCCTTGAGCATTATCGTGAACCTCGGCTAACGCCGAGGGCAGCGAGGATGGCGACCTGCGAGTTTGAGAAACTCGGCCAGTCGACACCCTTACCATAGGGTGAATACCCTCCGGACCGAACCTTGCTCTCTACTTTGAGCTTGGAACGGAAGGAACCTCCAAATGCATCCCAGTTATAGGCTGCATTGTGGAGAGCTCCATGACTGACAAAGGCAGTAGCCTCTGTCGTCGTAGTCGTGTGTGTCATAACACACTGATTACGAGTCACCGGAAAGCCGACTGCTCCGGGCGATACAGCGGACAGGTAGTCCCCCGCATCGCTGAACCAGTCAAAGAGCCAGGACCAAGGCATTATGTTCCACACCAATTCTGGTGTGGGGAGTGCGCCGAAAAGCGCAATCCTTGCCTTGGCGTTCCATTGCGAGCTCCCAATATCGGGGATATAGTAGCGAAATTGGCTACTATACCACCGACGAGTGCTCGTAATGCGCTGCACCTTGTAGTCTGTAGTGCCCGACTGGAAAGCCAGCGGTGCACCATAGACATTTGCGAACGGAAACTGATAAACAGTGTCCGCTAGCACCTCGGTGCTCGTGTCGTTGTCGAGGGTCCCTCGACGTCGGATCCACTTCCCATTCTCACGAATGAGTTGTGCCATCCGTTTGTCAACAGTCTTCCACAGATTATACATCTGTCGAAGATCGTTGACAAAGGGCCGCCAGCCGAAAGCATAGTTCAAGTACTCTCCGCCGATGTTGTCGGGGAGAAACTGTCTAGCTCTCTGCTGCATCACATGCGGAATGCGTTGGAAAGGAATACCCCTAAATGGGTTGCGAGGTTTCGCAAACCACTTAGCGATATACTTTCCGTTACGCTTGAGAGAGCCCAGTGTTCCATTAAATGGAATACTTGGGAGATCCCTCAGCTCGATCAGAAACTGACCGAGCCCCGCTTGTGGTTTCCCTGGCATAAACTTACCGTAGCCGCGGATCGCGTCTTCGGTATGCCCTGTCGTTGCTTGCGCATACGAAGGGTAGCCATAGGAAGCGGTAAGAGTGGCGAGACTTGGGTAACTAAGGCCAACCACACCACCAATGGTGAGGTTCTCCTTAATACCGTTGTACTCGTACTTCATTCCATTGCGAATACCGGGGTGAGTAACCTCGGTCTTCACAGTGTAGAATGAACCACTCTCGACATAGCCGGATTTAGTCCGTCTATGCCCCTGCGACGCGAGAAGCGCGCGAAGGGTGTACTCCAAGATAGTCGTCTGAGTGTACTGTCCGCCAACTTTCGTTGGCTTAAAGTTCTCCAGACGATACTTAGGCACACCCATCGCAGAACTCCCCTATGGTGGCAGAGGGGTGGGCACACAGTAATGTGTGCGTGCCCGGAGGGCCCTCACG